ATGATTGGCGAAGCAATGTTAGCGATAAAAGCCTTGGACAGTGCATTTGTCATGGTTCAGGGTGCGATTGCTAAAAAGAAAGAAGTTGAGGATATGGCGGGTGAAGTGGGTAAATTCTTCACAGCCAAGAAGAAAGTAGAAGAACATATTAAGAAAGCAAGGGATGCGGGTACTGAAGATTTGTTGGCGGGTTCGGCCTTGGAAGAAGCTATAACTATTGACCAACAAGAAGAACGTATTGAGAAGATGATGGACAAGATTCGTGATCATTATTCTCGTAAAGGACAAACCCACAGATGGGTAAAGATTAAGGCTGAAGCAGCCAAGATAGAAAAGAAACGTGAAATTAAGCGTAAAGCAAATGCAGCCGCTAGGGTGGCAGCCAAGAAAGAAGAGCAGATTCTAATAGAACAACTAGCAAAGATGGTCTTGGGATTGGTCGTAACTGTAATAATAATAGCTGGCGTGACGTTTTTAATTGTTGGAATGGGAGCTGAATAGTGAAGTTAGACCCTGTATTGCTAAATATGGCTTGCTCTTGGAGCATGAAGGCTTACAGAAAGTTTGTAGAAGATGCTACAAAGATAGAGTCTAAGTGGACTTCAACTACTGTTTACATTGCAAAGCGTAAAACTATAGACGTAATAGCCTTTAGAGGCACTGAGCAGAAGCTAGATTGGCTTACAGACGCATTAGTAGTACCAGTACCCTATGCAGGAAGAATGTGTCATGGGGGCTTCACACTAGCCCATATGTCGGTATGGAAGAAGGTTCTTAAATATATAGATTATGATAAGCGTACATTGATTTGCGGTCATTCTTTAGGTGGCGCATTGGCTGAATTGTCTGCTGCAAAGCTATGGAAGAAGCACAACAATTTAAATGTGATTACTTTTGGTAAGCCAAATACGTTTTTCAAAGGGTTTAAACGGCCTATGACTACACTGGATAACCAAATATCCTGCGTACAAGGGTCTGATTTGGTGGCTAGAATACCTAAGTTTTGCTACGGCCCGTCTAAATCACAGACAATGTTGTACTTTGCCAACAATGGTGTGGACTTTGTAAACCCTGACAAACTTACCAGGGACGAGGATAGACGCATATCAGACGCTATCTCAGATCATTTTATGGAAGGGTATAAGGATAGATTGGAAAAGTTTTTAGACAGTCAAAAGCCTAAAAAAGAAGATATTGACGAACTTAATGAAATCGCTGACGAGGTAGAAAATGCTTAGAATTGCTGCGCTGTGTGTACTAATGACCGGATGTACTGTTTCGGAAGAAATGATAGCCAACAAAGAACTGTATTGTTCTGGGGTGTACAAAGGTATTAGGGCTGTAGGCCGCGTAGCTACTGAGGTTACGACAGGTGTAGCGATACCGGATGTCTGCGATACGATAGATGAAATCGTGGAGGAAGACTCTGAGGGAAAGTAATTAGGAATGTTGAGGCTCTTATAAAAGTGTATTTGCTGACAAGATGAAATTAGGCGGGTTATTAAAATCGTTAGCCCCAACCATAGCTAGTGCTGCGGGTGGGCCAATGGCAGGAATGGCGGTCAAGATGGCTGCTTCCAAATTGGGATTGCCTGAGACTACAACAGCTAACGAAATAGAAGATTTGATTGAACGACAGCCTGAACGTGCTGTTGCGTTAAAACAAGCGGATGAAGAGTTTAAGAATCGCATACGCGAAATGGAGATCGACCTAGAAAGTTTTAAGACTGAGGTAGAAGACAGAAAGGATGCTAGGGAAAACTTTGCAACTGATTGGACTCCAAAGGTTTTTTCAGTTTTAACCCTTTTATTGTATGGCGGGTTTGTAATGATTGTCACATTAATGCCACATGACCAGAACGATGAAACCATAATTAGCTTGGTGTTAGGCCAGCTATCGGGGATTCTGGGTACGGCTGCGGCATTTTTCTATGGCGGCTCAAGCGGGAAGAAATAATGGCTGATCCAGTTACAGCATCAATAGTACAAGCCGGATTAAAATCGGCTGGTAATTTCTTAAAAGACGAATTAATTAAACGTATTTTTGGAAGTATTTTTGGCGGTGGAGGTTCAGACCTGCCGCCTTTAACGCCTGAACAACAAGCAGCTTTAGAAGTTAGCAACGCTTTAAATATGGGTCAAGGTGATCTGTATGGTGATGGTCAAAATGAAGGATTTTTAGAAACAGTTGGGCCAACTTTTGAAGAGGCAGTTAGAAAGGTTCAAGCCCTTGATGACTCAGAAGAAAAAACAGACTTATTAAGTGTATTAGCAAATAACGCACCTTATGATTTTACTGATTTAACGCCAGCAAGTATCACTAATTTAGAAGAAGATGATTTATCTAATCCTTTACTTGCTCCAAATCCTTTACTTGTTGAACAAGCAGCTAATACAGGGCCAAAACCTCTTGATGAGTTAAGTCCTAAAGAAATAATGGAAGTTTATAAAGATAGAAAAATAGATGATTTAATCAAAGATTTTCCAACAGATGAAGGTGGGCAATATCCTTTTGAGTTTGTGCGATCTATCTTGATTAACTCAGCAAATGAAGGTGATAAAAACGCTGCACAAATTTTAATGAATAGCGGTGTGCCTATAGCTGGCTCTGCACAACAAGGTACAACAGGTGTTGGGGATTTAGGAGATGTCTTAAGTGGTGATGACGTAGTTACTCCGACAAATAATACAGAACCGAAAGTAACAGGGAGAAGAACAGAACCAAAGTTTGAAGTTGCTACTGAAACAATACCGCCATCTATAACGCCTACTGTTAGCACTGGTAGTGTTTTAGATCAAACGGGTACAGGTGATGTAAAAGTAGACGATCAACCTGCGGGATTATTAAACATTCCTACTACTGTACCCCAACAGCCTGAAAGGAAAGCAGGGATGATAATGCAAATATCTCAGTCTGCTCCTATAGTTGAGACTGTTTTTGATGACATATTGTTTGAGCCAAGATTTACACGATTAGATAACATTCCAGATTTTAATTTGCCTAGCGGATTATTGAGGACATTAGTATGACGTATATAGATTTGATAAATAATGTTCTGCGAAGGTTGCGAGAAGACACTGTAGATACTGCAAATGGTACAGATTATTCTGCTTTGATAGGCGATTTAGTTAATGACGCTAAGAAAATAGTAGAAAATTCATTTGATTGGACTGCTTTGCGGGACTCAATAACACTTACAACAACTAGCGGAACAAGTGAATATTCACTAACAGGTAGCGGAGATCAGGCAGTAGTTAAGGATGTAATGAATACGACAGGCCAGAAGTTCATGTACCTGCGTAGTAAGTCCTACTTCAACAATGTTTACTACAATACGGCTGTAGTCGCTGGAAGCCCTGATTACTATACGTTTATAGGCAAAGACACTAGCGGTGACTTGAAGGTTAAACTATACCCACAGCCTAACGATAGTTATAACTTACGCTTTGACGTAGTAGTTCCACAGGCTGATTTGTCTTCTGACAGTACAGCTTTGTCAGTACCTTCTAACCCTGTCATACAGTTAGCGTATGCTATGGCATTAAGGGAAAGGGGTGAAACTGGTGGTCAGTCGGCTGCTGAACAGTTTGCGGTTGCTTCAACTGCCCTGTCTGACGCAGTAGCTTTTGACGCTAACAAGTATCCTTCTGAGATAACATTTATGGTGAACTAATGGCTCAGAGACTACAAAGCATAACAATTACAGCTCCAGGGTTTGCGGGTATTAACACGCAGGATGCCCCTTTAGCTCAAGACCCTACGTTTGCGTCTGTTGCAGATAACTGCATTATTGACAAAGAAGGTAGGGTAGCTGCTAGGAAAGGCTACGAAATGGTTAGCAGTAATGGTAGCTCAGTCCTTGGGTCATCTGCGGGTATTGAAATGATACACCAGTACAGGGATAGCGGTGGGAATACAGCCATAATATCAGCAGGTAATAACAAATTATTTAAGGGGACTTCTACACTAGCTGACAATACTCCAGGTTCTTATACAGTAAGTGCTAACAACTGGAAGGCTGTGAACTTTAATGACCATGCTTTCTTTTTTCAACGGGCGCATGAGCCGTTAGTCTATACTCACAGTGTTGGTAATTTAGAAAAGATGTCATCTCATGCGGGTGCAGCAGGTACGCCACCACAGGGAAATGAGGTCTTGGCAGCGTTTGGTAGGTTGTTTGTTGCTGACTTTGCGGCTGATAAGTCTACTATTTACTGGTCTGATACTTTAGATGGCACTACATGGACAGGAGGAGCCACAGGTTCAATAGATATTACAAACGTATGGCCTACAGGCTATGACGAAATCGTTGCTCTAGCGGCTCATAACGGCTTCCTAATCATATTCGGTAAAGACTCGATTGTTATTTACTCAGGGGCAAGCGCACCTGCTTCTATGACTTTGGAAGATACAATCTCAAATATAGGTTGTGTCTCTAGGGATTGCGTAGTTTCTACGGGTAAAGATTTAATATTCCTAGACCGATCTGGTGTTAGGAGTTTGGCTAGGACAATACAGGAGAAGTCCTCACCTATTGGGGATATATCCAAGAACGTCAACAATGATATTAAGAATCTAATTCCTAGTGAAACTGGCAATATCAAGATGCACTATTCACCAGAAGAATCATTTGTTTTGGTGAACTTCCCTGCATTACAGCAGGTATATGTGTTTGATACCCGTTTTCCTCTTCAGGATGGGTCGTATCGGGCAACCACATGGACTAGCTTGGCTCCGTTATGTTTTACAAATCTAGCTGATGAAACCTTATATATCGGGGTTGCAACAGGAATCGCCCAATATGCAGGGTATGATGATAATGATGGGGCATATCAGATAAGTTACTTCAGTCACCCGTTAGCTTTTGGTGACAGTAGTGTTTTAAAGTTTTTAAAGAAGGTTAATCTGACTACATTTGATGGGGCAGAATCCACTGTTGTATTAAACTGGGCGTATGATTATACAAATGCCTATAAAAAACAGGCATATACACTACCTGCTAACAATGCGGGTCAGTATAATATCAGTGAATACAATACGACTGCTGAATATGCGTCTTCATTAAATTTGGTTAATCGTCAGAAGGTTAATACTTCTGGTTCTGGTTCTGTAGTATCTATCGGTGTAGAGTCTACAGTTAATGGTAAGTCAATAGCGATACAACAACTCAACGTACACGCTTTGTTAGGAAGGGTAGTCTAATGTCCAACTATACAAAAACCACAAACTTTGCTGTTAAAGATTCTTTGGTATCAGGTAATGCTGCCAAGTTGGTCAAAGGCACAGAAGTCAATACAGAATTTGACAATATCGCCACAGCAGTTTCAACGAAAGCAGACACGGCTGGGCCAACATTTACTGGGACTACAACGGCTGCGGCCCTCACAGTGTCAGGCACGTTCACTGGGACACTAGATGGAGGGACTTACTAATGCCACATATTTTAGGTTTAGCACATGATATTCCAGGTATAGCTAGTCAAGCTCAATCGGGTTTAACCAATCTATTTGGGTTAGGTGCTGATGGTGGTGGTTTCTTTGGTAGTGATGGCGCGGGTCTTTTAGGGGCTTTAGGTCAGGCTGCATTGGGTCAGCAGGGTATAAGCGATTTAGCAGAAGCTAGACGAGACTACCAAACACAACTACGGGGCGATATGCCTTTTAGTGAAATGGAAGGCGGTATTCTTGGTGAGCTTGGAAGGCAAACACAATTCAAACCTTTTACTGTGACTACAGGTACAGGACAAACAGCAGCAACAACTGTAAATGAGTTTGGTCAGCCTACTGGTTTAAATTTACAGCTTACTCAGCCTGAACAAAACCTTCAAAGTTCTTTATTAGGCTTTGGTCAGCAAGCATTTGATTTTCTTGGAAGCCCTGAACAGCGTGAACAAGAACAAACAAATCTAATTAATATGCTAACCCAAACCCCTGAAGCTAGGGCTACTAGGGAACAGCAGCTATTTGACAGGTTAGAAGCAATACAAGCTCCTGAACGTGAAAGGGCTAGGTTAGGTTTAGAGCAAAGGTTAGTTAATCAGGGCCGTAGCGGTGTTAGATCGGCTATGTTTGGCGGTACACCTGAAGAATTGGCCCTAGCAAAAGCTGTTGAAGAACAAAGAAGCCGTAATGTCTTGGGTGCTATGGATCAAGCTAGGGCAGAACAGGCATTAAGTTCTCAACAAACCCTACAGGGATTGCAGGAAATGAGAAATCGGTCTGCATTAGCAGGACAATTAGGACTACGGGCTATACCTGCTGCTTATACCCCACAAGCAGGATTGTTATCGGCCTTGAATCCTATGCTGCAACTGAATAGAAATCAGGTAGCTCTCGATCTAGGTAGGGGTCAACTGTTTGGCGGCCTAGCAGAATCAGGCTTAGAAGCTGATTTAGGCATTAGGGCATTGGAAAATGCGTTAAGACAGCAACAGTACAAAGGCTTGTTTGATTTGTTGGCTGC